ACTGTAGAATTAGATATGTCTAAAGATCATAAAGAATTTAGACAAGCTGTAAATGAAGCTATGAAAACTTCGATTATTGAGTCAAAAGGATTGAAATAATATCTTCATTTCTTCGATACAATCTTTCATGTCAATGTTTGTAACCCTTCCTAGATCTAAAAAAATAAGTAAGGAAACTATTTTTTCCCATAGAACATATATAAAATACATTCTAGTCTGGAGGTTACGATATAATGGCTAAAGAGTCTAAGTATGCATATCTCGAAGAATTTATTTTAAAGGAGGTAAGAAACGGAACTAGAACTAGAGTTATTTATGGACTTTGTCGTGACAAGGGATATGAAGGAACCGATAGACAATTTTATAAATTTCTTTATAACTTGAAAAAGAAAAATGGAATTGAACAAGTTGAATCTGGAAATGGAGAAAGAGATAGAGATGTATTTTTAGAAATTTTGACCAAAAACAAAATTGTCGATTTATCTTATTTATGTAACACATTTAATTGTACCCCTTTAGAGCTTCAGAGAAAATATATTAATCACTTCAGAAATCTTGGATATGAAATTTCAACTGATAGTCATCGAGTATTCCTCAGTAGTGATCACATCTTTGAACCAGAACCCGTCAAAAGATTAGAATCAAAAGAAATAGATTTTGGTATTGCATCAGATCTACATTTTGGTTCTAAATCAGTTCAGATTACAGCACTCAATGAATTTGCAGAAACATGCAGACAACTAGGAATAAAATATATATTCGTTCCTGGTGATGTTGTTGCTGGACTAAGGGTTTATCCTGGTCAGGAATATGATTTATATGCACACTCAGCAGAAGAACAAGCTGAATCTGTTTTAGCAAATCTTCCATCAGGATTTACATGGTTCATCATGGGTGGAAATCATGACTATGCATTTATGAAAAATGGTGGACATAATATCATCAATGCAATTGCAGCACAACGAGATGATATTGTAGCGTGTGGTTTTGACATGGCAGACATTGAAATTATGCAAAATGTTCACTTGAGAATGTGGCATCCAAAGGGAGGAATCCCATATGCCCTTTCATACAGATTACAAAAAGGAATGGAACAAATTGCACAACAAGAACTGAAACAAATATCAAATGGAACAAAAGAAAAACCATCAATTAAATTTGTTGCAGCTGGTCATCTTCATACAAGTTTCTATGGAAGGTTTGGTGATATCACAGGATTCCAATCTGGAGCATTTGAAGGAACAACTAACTATCTGAAGAGGTTAGGATTGAACCCGTCCATTGGTGGTTGGACATACAAGTGTTGGATTGATAAAAATGGTTTTGTCAGTCACAATCCATTCTTCTGGGAATTCAAAGAGATTGAAGACGACTATAAAAATTATAGACATACGTTCTGTACAGAGAGTAAATGCACAGGTCCATTATTTGAATAATCTATGTGTCGGTGTGTGGCGCAGATGGTAGCGTGTCTGATTTGGGGTCAGAAAGTCACAGGTTCGAATCCTGTCACACCGACCATTAGGAACTAATTATGGATATTACTGATAGGACAGATTATATAGTTAAATGCCCCAATTGTAATAGATCAGCAGGACTAAGAAAAAAGAAAAAAATAAATCAAAGAAAATATAGATTTGTATGTCTTTTTTGTGAGAAAACTTTTTCGGCAACTCTACATGAAGGATTTGAAGTATGTAAAAAATGTGGAGGAGCTGGAGTTTTAGATTTAGGAAACAACACACTATTTTTAATCATATGTAATGAGTGTAATGGATTTGGTTCATTGGATTGGTTAGAAAGAATAAAAGGTCCACCGAACTATGATTCATTTACAGTAGAAGGACATATTTTTTGGATGACTAAAAAGAAGTGGTGATATGAAAATACTATATTCAAAAGAGGAAATTTCAAACCGGGTTAAAGAAATAGGAAAGAAAATTTCAGAAGATTTTTATGGAAATGATATTGTGATAGCTCCAATTTTGAAAGGAGCTGTTATGTTTTCGTCAGATCTAATCAGAGAAATAATCCTACCTCTAAGAGTCGATTTTCTAACTGTAAGTAGTTATCATGGAACTGAATCTAGCGGTCAATTAAAAATAAAATATCTTGGTGATTTAGATTGGTCTTATAAAAATGTCATCTTAGTAGAAGATATTATTGATACAGGATTTACACTATCTACTGTTATTGATTATCTATATAAAATAAAAAAACCAAAAACAATAAAGATATGTACTTTAATTGATAAATACTCAAGAAGAAAAATAAATGTTAAAGCGGATTATGTTGGTTTTACATTAAACGAGGATCACTTTGTTGTTGGTTATGGTTTAGATGATGGAGAATATGATAGAAATTTAGATTCAATATGTATTATGGGGGACATACATGATTAATATATCTGAAGATCTACAAATGTTTATTGTTAATAATTGTAATGAAGTTTCTGTAATTAAAAATAATAATAAATATAAATTATTACAAGTAACAATTACTAAGTCAGATATTATGAAAAATGAGCTTCTAGCTAATATGGTAACGGAAATGTCAAGTTGGTTTATGTTTAATGTAACATCTGGAAGTCTTGCTTATCTTGATCTTGAAAAGTATGCTGAAGTTGTACCATATCAATTTTATGCAACTGTTCCATTTGAAGGAATAGATCCATGTAGTCAGGTATACGTTTTTCAATTTACATTTCAACCAAAAATTCAAATTAAAAAGGTTGAGAGAAAATCATTATTATCAAAACTAAAAAAATACATTGGAAAATATAGGGAATTGTCATGATATTTCTTGTGGGAATAGTTACTTTTTTAATAGCATTTTTTATGATGATGACATCATCTTTAGTTGATCATCATATTCTTTTAAATTCAATAAGGGCTGGTGTATTGAGTTTATTCTCAATGCTTGTATATAAAATAATAAAACATATTTAATGGAGAGATGTCCGAGTGGCTTAAGGAGGCGGTCTTGAAAACCGCTGATCGAAAGATCCGTGGGTTCGAATCCTACTCTCTCCGCCAAGGAGGTAAATGAAAAAAATATTATACGCTATTTTAATTTCATTTTTATTTGTAACAACATCATTAGCTACTGATAATAAACCGAGAGAGTTAACACCAAAAGAAAGAATGGATGTATGTAAATTTGTCGATAAAGAAGTTAAAAGATATTATAACTCATTGAAAGGAACAGTTGTAGTATATAAGAAAGCAGAAGTAAAATGTGAAGATAAAAAATGCGAAAATATGATTGTAGCATCAATTGATATGAGTGAAAAAAAAGCTAAAGACTTTTTTGGTAATAGACTAAAAGAAGAACTAGCAATCGCTGGATACAAAAAAATTCATTTTGATGACCTGAATGGAACTAGGTATTGGACATTGAATTTAGGGGAAAACTAATATGAAAAAACTATTTCTAGCGTTTTTAATTATTTGTTTTATGACTCCGGTTTCTGTTGGTGATGCATTTATGACACCTGATAAAGCTGCTGAGTCTGTACAAAAAATTGTTGAAGGAAAAGCATCACCGTGGGCTGTTAGAGATCCAAGAGTGAAAGTAAAACCAAAACCAATTATAGCAAAACAACAATTCAAGAAAGCAAATGAACAGAGATCAATAGTTGATAATCCTGTTCCTTCAGCGGAGCAACCACCAAAATTTGTTGACCTTAGAAAATTTGATAGTCCTATTAAGAACCAAGGAGAATTTGGATACTGCACAGCATTTGCAAATGTTGCTGTAATTGAAAACTATGCAAATCAAAAAGGTGTAAAACTTGACCTCAGTGAAAGATATTTATGGAGTCTGTATCAGGAATATGATACTTATGTTGCTACTCAAGCTGCTGTAAGTAATCTTATTATTCCTGAAAAAGATTGGCCATATAATTCTGATAAGGCTACTGTAAAAGGATATAAAAAGAATGGTGTTGCTGGATTAAAAGCATATACTGAGATTCAAGCAGTTGACCAGGCAATTAAAGCTTTAGATCAAAACAAACCTATTGTCTTTGCTGCAGAAACTACACCATATTGGGGATCTCCAAACAAGGGTGTAATTCCAATTAAAGGTGCAGAAGAAGGTGGTCATGCAATTGCAATTGTCGGTTATTATTTAGATCCATCAAATGAAGCAACGGGAGGTGGTTTCTTTATATTCAAAAATTCTTGGGGTCCAGATTGGGGTGATAAAGGATATGGTTATCTTCCATTCAAATATTGCAAAAAATATAGTTGCTATTTGATTGAAACTGATGGACCTGTCTTGAAATAAATATGGTGAGGTGGCCGAGTGGCTAAAGGCGCAGGTTTGCTAAACCTGTGAGTGTAAAAGCTCCGCAAGTTCGAATCTTGTCCTCACCGCCACAAACAAAAAAAAAGAGATCCAACAAAACCAAAGTTGGATCTCTTTTTTTTCGATTAAACTTTCATAATTCTTTCTAGATTATGTTTCTCCCTTATTTCAATCTTATTATCTTCAAATGTTTTAATAAGATTCATAATCTTTTCAGCTGTTGGTTCGGGTAAACCATGTCCTTTACTGTCTGCACCAATATTGACAAAACCAGGTTTTATATTACAAATCCATTTAGAAAATTCATGTAGATCAAAGTCCATAATTGGTTCAATTGTTATAAAAACCGGTGTAGATGGATTTATACAAGTTGCAGCCGAAAATCTATAAAATGGTTTTGGTGCAAGACTTATTCCCGGAATATCTCTATTCGTTTCAATTGTCATTCCAAGAACATATTTTGGTGGAAATAAATTGAGGGGAATTTTCAAATATCTTTCTGGATTTTTTGTTTGAAAGATATACGTGTTGGTTGGATATTTTCTACAATGTTCTAATACCTGAAAGATAGTTTGGTCTGGAACACTGTAAGAAAAAAGATCATTCAAGTGCTCAATAAAAATTGTTTTTCCTGTTCCAAAGTTTACATTCATTTCTTCTTCAAGAAGTCTAGTATCTCCACTAAATCTCGGATCTCTTTTCCTTCCTGGTTTTTTAACATAACAATAAGAACATTTGTGTTGACATTCTCCACCCAATGCTGCATGCATATGAGTGACCCACGGATACATATTTCCTGTTGATTTTCTTAGTCCCATATATCTCCTTCCAAAAAAAATTGGAGCAAGATATGTATCTACTATTCATCCGAAGATGAATTTCGTTATATCTTGCTCCCCACCCTTGACATGGTGATTTACTTTCTGGCATTGTATCCAAATACCGTGATAAGGAAGATACAGTTGTCGTGGAGGCGCCCATCCCTGACTCCTTCCCAGAAGAGTTTCCACTGCTGCCCAGCGTATTTCATATCTCCCCCACAAATCTTCACCCACTGATGCCATGCCAGTTGTTTATCTGGACCTACACGACTCTGGATATCTACCACCTCTTGCATTTGGGTTCCCCTTCCTTTGACTTTTATTGGAGTGTGGAACCTGAGACTTGACCTTATCTCAGGTTCCACAAACCATACTACCAACCAAGTAAATCTAAGAGGAATATCAAATTTTAATAAATCTCAATCACAAAGTAACTAACTAGCCCATTGGTCTGTCCTCCATGTATCTAGTTTCTAGGGTTAATGTAACTTAAAAAACACAGCTTCCTAATATTCACTTATTTATATATATAGTTATATTTTATATACTTGACGGTCGTTTTTAATTTTTCTTAGAACATATATATGAGGATTTAATCCTCTAATCTCACCCGACTTTAAAAATATTCGTCTTTAGTCGGAGGACGGAAAGGGTACTAAATTGTTCACTTGCTTATTATGTGGAAATAACTTTAGACAAATAAATACCTCCCATCTTAAAAAATATCACAATATATCTCTCCAAGATTATAAAGAAAGATTTCCTTCATATTCCTACAATCAAAGTTTAGACCATATTAGAAAAAAAGTGACTTCAATGAATGGTTATAAACATTCAAAAGAAACCATTGAAAAAATTAGAAATTCTAATATTGGTAAAAATAGAGGACTAAAGAAACCAGAAAGAACAATTGAACATAAACAAAAGTTATCAATGGTTCTTACAGGGAGAAAATTATCAGAAAAACATATTCTAAATTTGAAGAAAAGTCATACAGGAGAAAGAAGAAAAAAAGCAAGTATTACTCAGAGAAGTAATTTTAGAAATAGTAATTTTATTGAAAAATTTGTTCAAGGATCAAAAATTTGTCCAAATAAAACTGAAAAGTTTTTAATCAACTTGATTTCTGATTTAAAATTGAAATACAAATTTACAGGTGATTATAAAATTTGGATTGGAGGAAAAAATCCTGATTTTATAGATGAAGAGAATAATAAAATTATAGAATTTTTTGGGTGGAGACATACAGAAGAATCTACTGGAATTCCAAATGAAATACATGAAAAAGAGAGAATAGATCATTTTTCTAATTATGGATACACATGTTTAGTTTTGTGGGATACTGATATAAAAGATATAGAGAAATTAAAAGGAAAAATTATATCCTTTTAAAATCAGGCTTAAATTTAAATCGACTTTTAGCCTGAGAGTCGTAAAAAGGAGAAAAGGAGTATGAGTATGTACAAAGAAAAATTTGTGACAGTTTTAAAAAGCAGTAATGGTAAGATTTTGAGAGAACATGATGGTGTTGTTACTCTCCCATTCCAATCAGAATATTCTATTCTGATGAAAAACCTTGAGTCAAGAAAAGCAGAAGTAAGAATATCTATTGATGGTCAAGATGTACTTAATGGTAGTTCGTTATTAGTTATGCCAAACTCCACGTTTGAACTTGAAGGTTTCTTGAAGAATCATCGAGTGAATAATAAATTCAAGTTTATTCAAAAGACTAAAAAAGTTGTTGAACATCGTGGAGATAAAATTGATGATGGTTTAATTAGAGTTGAATTTACTTATGAAAAAGCTAAACCAGAAAGAAAACAAATTATCCATGACCACATTCACTATTGTAGAAGATGTTATTGTTATCCATGTACATGTCATCCATGGACAACACAATGGTATTACTCAGGAAGTTCTTTGAGATCATCATCTCCAAACTTTACTTGTGAGTATAATACTACAACTGATTGTAAAGATAATTCTACATATAGCTGTTCAATAGGAGCAGCTGTTGGAGAATCCAGTTCGAAAGGGTTTGCTTCGTCGTCCATTAACTTTGTTCATACTGAACCATTGCAGGATGAAGGAATAACTGTTAAAGGATCAGAATCTAACCAAAGATTTACAATTGGTTATATTGACGAATTGGAAGAAAATTCAAATGTTATCATTATTAAGTTACGAGGAACCGACTCAGTTGGAGAAGAAGTTAAAGAAGCTATTACTGTTGATAAGAAACTTTATTGCGAAACTTGTGGAAAAGCTTCTAAATCATCTGCTAAGTTTTGTAGTGGTTGTGGAACAGCTCTGTTCTAACTAGTATAATAGAGGGGATACAAAACATAGTATCCCCTCTATTTTCCGTTGTTACCTATCCTTCCCAGCTTTATACCACTCTGCAATCATAGAAGGAGAAAGTTTCATTACATTTGATAATGATACAAATACTCTATTTCTTTCATCTCCACGAATAGTTTCTTCATCTATAATTTGTGGTTTGGAATTGTTTTCCATTGCATTTTTCAATGCTTCATTTTGAGCAGAGAGAATGGTTATTTGAGATTCCAAATCTGCAAAAGCATTTTTTATGATACTCAAAAGAGATTCGACAGATAGCATTGCTCTTTGTTCATTATTTATTATATTTACTGATTCTGGGGGAACCGTAACTTTACGTTCAATAATAGATATATAAACACTAGATCCTTTTTTATTTGATGCTACAATTCCGTTTTCTTCAAGAGGTAAAATGTTTCTTTTTATTGTATTTCTACTATATCCTGTAACATCCATAATCTGGGCAATTGACATTTCTTTATATTTTTTCACTACCTCTAAAATTTCCTTTTGTGTCTGTGAGGGTGAAAAAGAAAGAACATTTGAAAAAAATTCAGATTTTTGTTCTTTTGTTGGATGTTCTGTAATTTTATCCTCGTTTGGTCTAGGACCAAATTTTTCAGGTGTAACACTCACCCTATTAATCAATCCTCTGTTTGCGAGATCATTTAGTCTATTTTGTACAGTGTTTTGATGAATTCCAAACGTCCTAGCAAATCTGTATACTGACATATCACCCTCTTTTCTAAGCTTTGAAATAAAAAAATCATCGCTATACCTCTGCATATTGTCTCCTTTCAAAATGAATTTCCTTCTATTTAGAATTAATATATATAGTTTCCAATTCCAATCTGCATCCAAATTGAGAACATATTATAAATGTTTTGTTATTATACGGTGCATAAAAAAGGGTTATTTTAGGAGAATCTTCATGGAAAAGGAAAAGGATCTTCTTATTAGAATAGGTGATAGCACTCGTGAATATATGAACGATTCCATTAAAAAAGTTACTAATAGGAAGAAAAATACTCCTAGTGGATTTGTTGAAATATATGAAGTTGATGAAGAAAACAAAAGAAATCTGGTTTCAAAGAGTAATTTGGTTGTATATTTAGGAAGAGAATGGTTAGCTTCAAGAATTTTTAATATTAATAATGCTGCTATAGATCCAGAGGGAGATGAATGGATTTGTTGGTTTGGACTTGGAACGGGAGGTGTTTTACCAGCTGATCCATTTGATCCAGTTCCACCAACAAATTTAGATACAGACTTAGATACTCCAATTGGTATTAATGCTTCGGATGCCACTTGTGCAGATTTTCATGATGGTTTTTATTTTAAACATCCCATAGATACAGTTAGATATGAACAGGATGTAGATAATGATAATAAATATCTTATTGCGAAAGCAGAAATAACAATTGGTAATGATGATGCTGTTGGAAACCATCTTAGTGAAGCAGGTTTGTTTACAGCAAATAGTTCAGCTGGTGGAACTAGCGGTCCGTTTCATTTGTATGCGAGGGTTACATTTCCATCAATTACAAAAACCTTAACAAGACAATTATTGTTCGTTTGGTATATTTACGTATAAACGAGAAAGGATATATACAATAGAAAAGTAAAATTTAGACAACAAACACAAAATTTTAGGGAGAATTGAAGATGGGGAACATATCACCTGGTGTATATACTAAAATTATTGACTTATCAGCTTATGTTGCTTCTGTACCAGGAACTATTTCATTTATTGCAGGTCTTACCAAGAAGGGTGAAGACAATGTCATGAAATTCGTTGGTTCGCGTGGAGAATTTATCGGTGAGTATGGTGAACCAAATATTAGTGATTATGGTAAAAATTATGGGCAAGGTCCATATCTTGCTTATAACTATCTTGGTGAAAGTGGCGCTCTCTATTGGATGAGAGCTCTACCAGATGATGCAACATATGCAAACTTCAGAATCGACGGTGTTCTTGCTGATGTCGATAGTTCAGCATCTATTCAGATTACGTATCTGGATGGACTGAACAGCAAAGCTGAAATTAAAACGAATCTAGCTCAGACAGGTGACACTTATCCTCTTTGTGTTATTTATCCAATTGGAAGAGGTGAGTATTACAATGCGATTGCAATTAGACTAACTCCACATTCTAATCCAACTTTAAATGGAGTTTATGTCCTAGATGTTTATGAGAAACAAAGTGATGGGCAAGATGTAATTATTGAATCATTTGAAGTATCATTCGATCCATATGCTCTTGATCTTTCTGGAGATTCAATGTGGATCGACTATATTCTTTCCAATTACTCAACAGTTCTTAGATCAGAAATGATTACTTCTGGTGCTGTTTATTCACCTGGTTATGAACTATTGGTAAGAGTTTTTGATAAAGATATTGGTACTGTTTCTGTTGATGAAGGTGCAGGATCAGTTACAGACAATAAACAGAATTTCACTGATTGGCAAACCAGTCCAGAAACTGGAAATGCTGATTTCATGGTTGTTGCTAAAGATGGTCGTGGAAATAAGATTTACGGGTGGCTTGGTGCTGCAACTGGTGCTACTTATAACTCAGCTAATGTATTCAATGGTAGAAATTTAACCACAGCTTCAAGAGGTTGGACTGGAGACTTAACAGCTTTTGATTCAGCTTCTATAATTACATATGAGATCAAGAAAGCAGATACTTCTATTTCTGATGTATTTGTTGACGCTGATGGAACTTCACTGAAGCTTGGTTCTGATGGTTCATTAAAAACTGCTACTGGCGATCTTGATGCAACAGTAGCTACTGAAGTTCTTGCAAATGCTTATGCAGGAACAATTGATGAAAGTGTACTAGATACTGAACTATATTACTATGGTATTGTATTTGATGCTGGTTATCCAACTGATGTTAAGACTCAAATTGTAAATCTGGCCACTACAAGAAGAGACTGCATTGCTCTGCTTGATAATGGCGATAATTCAACATTTAATTCTGCTATTGATAAGAGAGTTGATACACATAAATTCAATACTTACTATGCTGCTATTTACGAAGAGTTCAATAAAGTTTATGATATCTTTACTGGGCAGGATGTTTGGTTCTCACCACTATATCACATTGCTTACCTGTTACCAAGAAACGATAGTGTAGCAGAAATTTGGTGGGCAATTGCTGGTTATGAAAGAGGTGCAATTCAATCAATTAAAGAACTAAGATTTAGTCCAAAACTTTCTCAGAGAGATCAGATGTACCTGAAACAATTAAACCCAATTGTTAAATTCTCAGATGGTTATGTAGTTTGGGGTCAGTTAACAACTCAAGCAAGAGCTAGTGCACTACAGGATCTTAATATTGTAAGACTGGTTCTTTATGCTAAGAGAGCATTGGAAACATATTGCAGATACTACATCTTCACTATGAATGATGGACTTACTTGGAGTAGTGTTCAGACTAGTGTTATGGAATTCCTTGAAGACCTGAAAGCACGAAGAGGTCTTGAAAGCTACACAGTAGAAGTAGGTGCTACCGAATATGAAAAGAAGAGAAAGACATTCCATGTAAATGTAACATTGAAACCAACTAGGGTTGTCGAGAAAATCGAACTCAACTTCTTCATTCAATAACCGCTCAGGCAACCACTTGTTCCAAGAGGGGAGTAGGACGAGCTACTCCCCTCATTTTTTCGACGAAAAAAAATGGGACGATGAAATCATCCCATTTTCAATCTTCCAAATAGGAAGATTAGAAGATCAGTTTTATGATATCATTTGCAAATGTCCATACACCATAACCAATGAACCAACTCATGACAACAACGAAAATGGTCAATCTCAAATTAGATTCTTTACCATAAGAATTTTGATGTAGAAATTCTCGAAGATTTCTATTGACCCTTTCCCTTCTCTCCCCGTTGTCAATACTCAAAATTTCGCTCATCTTCTCTCTCCTTGCTGGATTTTTTGACAAAAGAATAACCTGGCGGGTTTCGAACCCGCACCCTCAATGTGTTCTACCAAAACGAACTCCAAAGTTTTTCTTTCACTTATTAATATATATAGAATATACAATATAAACAAAAAAAGTGCACCTTACAGGACATAAGGTGCACTTTACATAGGATTGGGAATCCTATGCAAGAGAAGAGGGAAATAGGGGACTACTTCACGAAAATGTCATCTCGTCGATCAGTTGCAGTCCAAATTGAAAGAGCTTTCAACTTCCCATTACTCTTGGTAGTAATCCGGGAAGCATCAACACCCTTCTTGACCAGGTAGTTCTTCGCAACATCCGCTCGTTTCTGACCAAGTTTCAAATTGTAGTCATCGGGACCCTTCATGTCACAGTTTCCTTCAATGAGAAACTTTTCATTCGGGTTCTTCAGAGCATAATCTGCAACCTTGTCAAGTTTGCCCACTTCTTCCGGTTTGAGGTTGGACTTATCAAAGTCGAAATAGACAGGATCAAACTTCGGGATCAACTTCACAACCGGAGGAATAGGCGCTGGTGCCGGAGCTGCTGCTTTTTCAACGACAGGGGGAGAAAGAAGGGGAGGGCACTCTTCACTTCCTTCCCTCATACCACTCAATCCTGCACAGCTTGTAAGAAAAAGAAGAGCTACCAAAACACAAATATATTTTTTCATTTGAAACTCCTTTACTAATAAAATAATAAAAAGTGGGGGGATTCAGACAAGTCCAAATCCCCCCACAAAATCCAACTTGATTTACAAGATCTTGTTGGATTAGTTACTTCTTTTTCTGCTCAGGCTTCGGAGCATTCTTCTTGTTCCACTTTTCCAGGTTATCCAGGAAAATGATGGTCAGGTGAGGATACTCCTGAGCAACCGACTGGGAATTGGCAACACCAGCACCAACAGTGGCACCGGCAAACTGCTGACCGCTGGAGCTAACAAGCTGCCCACCGATCGAAATGCCAATGTTCCACCCGAAAGCCTCAGCGCCTTCCTTGGCACCCTCATCCAGCACCATCACATACTCAGTACCGATGGTGTTGAAATTGGCCTTCATCGTGACGTACCACTCCTGCATATAGGAGGTCTCACTATCGGTAGCGTAGACAGTGCCAGCTGCAATGAGTTTATACATCTTCATTGCTTCCTCATACTTCATAGGAGGAATCACAGTAAAAGCCTTCGTGCTACCAACCATGTCCTCAAAGGGGAAGAACTGAAGCTTACCCTTCTCAGAAATGGTATTGTTCCAACCGATATGATTCTGAATCCTATTCAGGTCCTTCTCAGTCCAGCACGACTTGAGAGCCCACGGCTTGATGGTTCTGTTCCAGTGCTTATCCCTCCCAGTAGGCTGAATCTGCTGCTGAATCTGCGGACCCATAAGAGCCGGATAGTCAGGAGTCGTGGGAAGAACCTTATCAGACCCCTTGAACTCCTGCTTCAGATCAACGCCGGCCTGTGCACCAGAAACTGCAGCTGCACCAACAGCAGGAGCGGGCTGAGCAAAAGCAGTACCAATAGAGAGAACAAGAATAGCTGAGATGATTGCGATATATTTCTTCATTTGAATCTCCTCTTTTTAGTTTTATTTTTTTCTTAAAAATTTAATTCTTGGTGGGGGTTATATTTCTACAACCCCCACCATCTATCAAGGAGGTCATGCCAATGAGTCATTATTTGAAAGACTTGTAGTTATTGCCTACGGAACCACTGACGCTATAACCAAAGCTCTTTGCCGAATAAGACGAACCACCAACGTTAACGATGGAGGTGTTAGTTGCATAACCACCACCAAAAGTAGGAGCCTGATATGAGAAGGAGCTCATACCAGTGGCATATGCACCACCGTTAAAGGCTTCGGTCTGAACCAGACCAACACCCTTAACACCATCGTTACCAAAACCAAAGTTACCAGTTTCACCCCACGAGGACCTGTAAGGTCCAAAGGGATCGACCTTTACCTTGCTGAATCCAACGGTCATGGCAGAACCATCTGCATGAGCATAGGAACTAGAGATATAACCACCAGTTTCCTTGTCGAAGTCGAACTCCTTAAAACTGGCTTCACTTGCATTCCAAGCAACAGCATTGGCACCACTCCATCCAAGCTCTCCGGCACCATTCATCTGAAATGCAGTGCCCTTGGCAAGAGTAAATGACGTAGATTCATCAGGACATTTTGTCCTTCCGATTCCATTGTCACTCAGAGTTGTACCACCAGCCTTTACTTCAGAAGTGATCTTTGACATGGCAAACGATCCACTCTCAAGACCCTTATCATAAGTAAATGCCCATGAACAAAGGTGTGTGTCAACTTCCGCAAACCCAGCCTGACCAGCAAACCATTTGCCAGTAGCAAGATTGAAATTGACAGCAAACGAATTATCCCAACCACCGGTCATTGCAAAATCATTCAGACTGGAGTCGAACTTACCAAGAAGAAGATGACCATCGGCACCATCCGAATAGTATCCAATGACAATCTTGTCACAACTTCCACCACACCCAGGAGGGGTAACAGGAGGTTGTGTTGGTCCAACAAGAGTCCACTGACTTGGTTCACCAGGATGACTATCAAAATAATTGATAGCTCCTGTTACCGAATGCTTGTAATAACCAGCGCCCTCTTTGTCTTGACCAGCTGCTGCAAAGGCAAGAGATGCTGAAAGAAGAACAATCAGAAACGCGAAAAGAATCTTTTTCATTTTGAATCTCCTCATTCTGTAGTCTTTAAAATGACCTTTCTGGTATTAACAGAAATCCATCCTAGATTTCCCCCATAATTTTCCTCTTACTTGCATCACCCCCTTATAACAAGATTATATTTATTCAATTGTCTTCTATATATTTAATATGAGAATCATTTATGATTCTCTTCGATTTCAATTTGAAAAAGGGGGACCCTACTTAGACGATTCGTCTGGCAAGGTAGACGGACTGCCCTTTCAAATCCCCCTTAAATTTAGTTTCCCCCTTAAATTTAGTTACCAATTTTGAAATTAATAACCAATTACTTCTGCAATAATGACCACAGAAATTCCCATTATCATTATTACAGGTTTTGGAACTTTTCCATCAAGCAACACTCCTGTTGCAAATGCATATATGGTAATTAAAATATATTTCATATTGAGTTTCCTTTTAACGAAAAAACTACCCCAAGGTATCCATTCCTTGAGGTAGTTTCTTTTACCTCTCCAATTCCTGAAGGATGTCAATTGCAACATCATCAGGAATATCGGACTCGATGATTTCTTGATAGATCCGATCTACCTCTTCCTCATGTTGCTGAAGTAGAGCGATATCCACTGGGTTAAGGACGAGTGGGAACGGAAAGACCTTTGCCATTTCCATTTCCTCCAAAAGTACTGTTGAGTTGTTTGAGTTTCTCTTCGCTCCTCCGGATCTGATACATGGTCATCTTGGCGGAGTTGAGAGTTGCCATAAAGTTGTTGACATCATCTTCGGTGTTCAAAACTACAGGCTGAACAACGACTCCAGACGAAGTGACATTGATTTTGGATCTGAAACGTCCGTCGTCTACCATAAAAATCCTCCTTGCCAATAGTAATTGTCTCTATCCTACTTATTTAGTAATTTATATATATAGAATTTAGATCTATAACTGACTAATCATGGAGGATTTCTGAGTCGTCTTTTTCCCTATATTCACCACACCAGTCATTATATTGTCGTTTTATATACTCAGGATTTCTTCTGCACCATCCTTCTGCTGTATCTATTTGTTTATAAAATTGACATCCATCACACCGCTGCGTCTTCCATGCATTGTCCATGAAACACCTCAGTGATCGCTATTTACACGCAGAGTCAATCGTTTAATTCCATACTTAACGCAATCTCCAGTAACATATAATAACATAAGATGTTTAAAATAATCTGGTAAATCATCTGGTAAATCGTTTAACATGGATGTCCATGACTCAATTTCAAATACGTGTGTTGCAATTTGTTTTGCTTGCATTACTTCTGCTTGAATTCTCTGTGACATTGGTTTCCTGGATTTCCAAGTTTCGTATGCTTCTTCTAGAGCTTTTTGAGTTTTTAGATCAGTAGATTCTTTCATCCTTTCTTTGTGAATACGTTCTATTTCTTTGTCTTTTTCTTCATACCAGTATCCACGAGCATCAAAATAATCTTTCAAAAGAAATTTCATATCCTTTCGAAACTGATCTTCTGTATCAGCAGTACTCTCAATATACAATAAGAAACTAGCAGAAGAACTATTACTAACAAAGTCTAATCTAACCTTCATTAGTATCCTCCTCTTCCCTCAATTACAACGATATTGTCTGGAAGTTCTAAATCATTTAAACCTGAATAGCAAAGAGCAATTTCAGCAGTATCACCATCATCACTCGCAGACATATAATGAATGATTCCACCCTTATCGAAAATTTCTTTTATTCGTTTAAATTTTTCTGGTTCGTCTTCCTCCATGTATCTATATTCTTTTTTAAACTCTTCTAGAGTTTTGAATGTTTCTTCAATGATTGACCTTAAATCAATTTTCATTTTAACTTCAATTGGAAGTTTCTTATTTTTATCTACTGGAAACTCACCAACAATGAAGCTACTTGAACTACTGTTGGTCACGAAATCAAGTTTTCTTTTCATATTTTTTTGCCTCTTCTTCTAGTTCTTTGATTACGTTTTCTACATAGTTGTTATCAGAGTTTGGATATAGTTTAGAATATTTTTTCCATTCATCAATTTGTCTTTGAACTCTTGTTTTTATTTTTCCCTTTTGTAAATCGAAAAAGTTTTGACTAAGAGATTTTTTATACTCATCGTCGAAGTCGCATATTTCTCTAATATCAAAAGGTAAATCTTCCCAATGATGATTGTTACAAGTATCGACCCTTATGTTACCACTAGAGTCTCGATACAAAAAAGTTTCATAATTTGTTGACCAAGGAAAAACAATATTGATATTTGGTTCAACTACCTTTAGTTTTCTCTTAGCACTAGCTAACCATGAGTACTTCTTTGCTGTTCCACCAAAATATTCAATGTATTCTTTGACAACAAGATCAAGCATTTGAATTGTAGCTTCTCTGATTGTCAAATCCTTATCAGTGAATATAAAGGAAGAACTACTACTATTTGTTACAAAATCAAGTTTTGTTTTCATACACACCTACACGAACATTTGAATTTCTTTTTTGTTATAGTCTACAAAAACCAGATAGTCACCATATCCACAAAGGTAACCATCACTCACGCTAGCGGAGCGAATCAAATCTTCGATTTGTGTTTTTAAATTATAGAAATCATCAACAGTATTTACTTTTATATTTTTTGAAAATACTGTTGAAAAACCAGAATCATAATCAGTTATGATTTCTGATAGCAACGATGTTTCATTGTAATCTTTTCTTCTCCACTTAAGATATTTATCCCATAACTCTTCTGGTTTAGTTTTAAATACAGATTTTTTGAAAAAGTCTTTTACATCATACCCAGTGTGTCTCACTTTTCCTAGACACACCCATCTACCTTTTTTGATTATAACTTCTGCTCCGGTCATATACATCTCACTTCTGAATAGTAAATTCTACTCTCCTGTTTTCAGGATTCTTTTTGGAAATGGGTTTCTCTTCACCAAAGCCTTGAGTGATAATTCTATCTTCAGAAACACCACTCTTTACAAGAAGTTTCTTAACATAATTTGCTCTCAGTTCACTGAGATTCTGATTATACACAGCATCTCCCTGAGTATCAGCATGACCATCTACTTTAACTTTATAGGAAGCATTCTTCTTCATCCAATCACTGACAGTTGCGATCACTTCGTAACCTTCAGTCTTAGGACCATATTTGTTAAAATCAAAATATACTTTTTCCAGAGTTGGAATCACAACAGGAGCGGGTTCAACAACACGGGGAGTAGCAGGAGCAGATGGTGCAGCAGGAGAAACAGCAGGAGCCTTTTCTGCACTTCTTCCAACCTTAACTGGAGTGGGTTTTTCTTCTTTTGCACAACCGATAAAAGAGGCACCGAAAATAAGGGTGATAATAACAAACGCAATCGCCAGGATCCAAATATTCTTCTTCATCTTTCAATTCTCCTTTTCTTTCTTCTTATTAGCTAATGGTAGTTTTACAGACATTATTTTTTTGCATTCTTCTGAAATTTCTGCTTTGTGATTGCAATTTCTACATGAGAAAGTTAAAGCTGTGTGTTGTGTATTACATTTTGGACATAAACTAAATCCACACATTTCAAGACCGAGTTGTCTTTTTACTTCTGACTCGTGTCTCCATTTTTTCCAGTTGGGAGAATCCCAATCTGCCTCCCAACTCCAATCTTTTGGTCTTTGCCAATTTGGATTGATATCATCAGGATTTCTTTCCATGACTACTCCTTCTTAAATAAAACTTCTGATTCAATCCATAACATTTCACCATAATGATTTTTTTCAAATTTTTCTCTTGGAATATGGTATGGAACAGGATGAACTTTTTTAAAACAAGGTAAAATCCAACCAGGTTTAACTTCTTCTAAATATCCAGCTTTGCATATTGCATGGATGTATGTCCATACATCTGAGCTACTCTTTTTTGTAAAAGAATGGTCAATATCATTTGCAGTAATTAGTTTTCCAATTTCATATCCATTTATGAATTTTATAACTTTATACCACAAATCCCCTTTTCTAATATTTTCCTGATACTTCATAACATCAATCATGTGTTTATAATTTCTTATATTCCTGTTTTGCTCCCTACTTCTTTTATGCATAGTAACTACCTTCTCTGTTCAGTCATAACGACAAAATCGTCATCATATATGGAGATATACCTTCCTTCATAGTCCATTATGAGACCGACTTTTGTTCCTGAAAAAGGACCGTCATTATCACCAAAACAAACTTCCATTACATTATTGATTCCCAGTTTTTTTGCATGATTTAGAATTGCCAGTTTTGACTTACACTCATATACAAAACATGAGTATCTTGGACCATATTTAGTCCAGGTGATGCAAGATTTTTTAATCTCTTTAATCTTTTCATCTATAGTTACTACTTTAAATTGTTTCCTCTTTGATTTCAAGGCATCAATTACATCATCCGCTTTGCATGAAATTCCATTGTCTTCTTCCTCGTCTACTCCAGAACAAAATCCATCATAATCCATTGTGAGGAAAAAGGTCATCTCATGGTCTAGTATTTTCTTATATAAGTCTTTTCTTGTTTTTCCTTTGAAAGCAAATAAGAAACATGTGCTAGAAGAATTTGTGACAAAATCATTTTTTATTTTCATCTCGTCTCCGCATATATTCCTCTGTGTATATCCATGTGTCCTTTTTATCAACCCACGGTAGACCATCATCAAGTGCCATTTTCTTACACTCTGGACAATCGTGATAGTCTAACCCTTCTCTTACTCCATGAATACATGTTAAAAGAACTTCATCCCAGGATCTTGTCATGGTAAATGGCTCCATGTCATTTCAACTTCAGCACTCAAAATTGCTGAAGGAAAAATGAATTTTGTGTTATATCCGTTGGTAATATGATAACCTCGTTCTCTGATATCCATGATTTTTAATAAGATTTCTTT